TGTCCTGTGTCCTGTCTGATAATATTAGTTTCGACAGGACACACTTCGTCACATGACTTTTATTCTCAATGCCCGCTACTTCCTTGTTACATACCCGCAGTGCGGTAATCTTGATGAGTGGGCCGTTAACGACCATTTTGGAGCTTTGGGAGCGGAGTGTATCGTGGGACGAGAAATCCATGCTAATGGAGGTACTCATCTCCATGTTTTCTGCGATTTCGGCCGAAAGTTTCGATCCCGACGAGCCGATATCTTTGATGTTGCGGGTCATCACCCAAACATCGAGCGCAGTAAAAGGAATCCTCGAAAGGGTTACGAATACGCGACAAAAGATCGAGACATTGTGGCCGGAGGCTTGGAATGTGGAACCCTTCCCACAAAAATCGTTTCTGGACCTCAAGATCCGGGGTCTACGCTCATCTGTTGCGAAAATCGAGCAGAATTTTTTGAGGTTGCTGAAGACGTCTGTCCATGGGATCTCATCACCAAATTTGGATCCATGCATGCTTACGCCAAGTGGAGGTGGCCTGAGGTCGGTTTGGGGTACGAACGTCCCCCCGGGCTCGAACTTAGCGATGGAGCTTTTCCTGAGTTGGTTGAATACCGAAACTCAATTCTGGATGTACGAGGTAAGTGTCCGCTGCGCTCGGCTGATCACATTCTCTGTCTGGTGCCCTCCGGGGGTCCTGCGGATCTACGTCAAGCGGTCTCTCTGGGCCGCTTGGCACTAAAGTGCCAAGCTTACGTGTGATAGTTGGACGAGTAAAAACCCTGGTTATCTGGGGTCCTCCGTTGACCGGTAAAACTACCTGGGCGCAGTCGCTAGGCAACCATATCTACATGCGCGCTAGGTACAACGCTAGGGAGGCCTCCCTGTGTGAGTCGAAGGACTATTGTGTAATCGATGACATCAGTGGCGGAATAAGGTTTTTTCCACATTGGAAGGATTGGTTTGGTGGTCAGCCGTATGTCCAAATTAGGCTGTTATATCGGGACGAAGTTTTGTTGAGGTGGGGCAAACCGACGATCTGGCTGAACAACCGGGATCCCCGTGATCAGCTGAGAGACATGGTGGGGCGGGATTATACTGATGATCAGTATCAAAATGATGTAGAGTGGATGGACGCAAATTGTATTTTTGTCTATGTAGATAGCCCGATAGTTACTTTTCGTGCCAATACAGACTAGCTGTTGACTCGATCCTAATAGCGTCTGAGCTGGTAGCCGATGTGCCGGGCACTATGAGATCCATGACGTAATAATCTCCCATCCCTGCCTTACTGTCTGTAGAGTAGAACCCGGGTGTTTCCGTCAGGCCTGACTCGTCATCATCATACACGAGGTTATGATTCATGGGGTGCCATAGCTTCCTCTCTCTGACAATACCATTCGAGTTGCCACTGTGTAGCGTCCATGTCTTGTCGAATTTGACCGAGATGCGCCGGGTGTCTAGTGGGGCGCTAACAATATCGTTCCAATCAACACCTTCCTGACCCTTGAAGATGATATTAAACACCTGATTGCGATAATTGGCGAGAGTGGAGTCGATCGTAAAATTAATAAAGGGGCGAACCATCCCATTGGACGTCTCCAAATAGGGGTAGATGGTGCCGGTGTCGCCAGGGAGGGGGAGTACGAATGACCCGCCCTTTGAGGTAAAGCAAATGCGCCGGTGAAACCATGGCACGCCTGAACTAGTTTGAATGCGGATATGCTCTGAGAGGCCGCGCATGTAGCAGGTGGTGGCGGTACGGGATGACTCGTTTGCCACTGTTGCCAAGCCGCCACTTGTGCCGGGGGTAAGGTCTCGAGCGGTCGCGACCCACAAAAACGAGCCAAGCTGAGACCCATTAACGAATAATGGGCCGACTTGTGGAGCCCGAGTGGCCCCTGAATTAGTCGTGTTTGACCAAGTCAGCATGGTGTCTCGCTTCTTCCGACTGGTGACGTTGAGGACCCGCTTTTTCGTCATCGAGGTATTTTTGCGATAGGTGCGCTTCCTGATGCGGGATTTTTGGCGGGGCAAACCATACTTTTTCATGTACCGTGCGTAACTTCGTCTGCCTTGTGCGGACATCTTGATCCGGTGCCTGGTGCGAGCCATTTTGTTGAGGTGCCATGGCATTTGCTGGGGGGACTGTGGGACTACTTATAGTGTGTCCTGTGTCCTGTGTCCTGTCTGATAATATTAGTTTCGACAGGACACACTTCGTCACATGACTTTTATTCTCAATGCCCGCTACTTCCTTGTTACATACCCGCAGTGCGGTAATC